CCGCAAGCAGGGCTGTCCCAAGACTACTACTGACCGAAGCGGCTACTGTCCTGACCATCTTCACACCGGCTGGGAGAATCACCAGCAAGGCAAGAGCCGACACGAACGCGGCTATGGCAGTAAGTGGGACAAGCTCAGAGCCACCATCAAGGCCAGAGACAAGCATTTATGCCAGCAATGCTTACGCAATGGACGGGCAGTGACAGGCGTGACCGTTGACCACATCAAGCCCAAGGCACACGGTGGGACGGATGCGTTAACAAATCTGATTCTATTATGCTGGTCTTGCCACAGGGCGAAGACAGCGACGGAGAGACTACGATGAGCGAGAAACAAGTGAAACTATCAAGACTGTACAAGGGTGGCCACTTCAAAGGTTATGCCTTGAGTGTGGATGGCATGTTGCTATCGAACCAGAATCAGGTCGTGATTGAGACTCACAGCGGGGACGTTCACCCCACACTGAACGTAACCTTCACAGTCAGTGATGAGATGGCAGGTGATGTTGTCGATATTCATATTTGATTTCATTTGTTGATCATATTAAGGGCGATGGTGACAATGATGGTCATTCTGAGATGATTTTAATTTCATCAGTAACAATAGCATCGGTCAGGGTCATTCAAGGGGAGGGGGAGGTCAAATAGCTGGCACTCTCGCCCCAAGGGACCGCCTCCCTAAGTCTTTTTTTATCCCCGCGAAAAATGAAATTTAAATCGGGAGTCTTTTTATCCCTCTGGCCCTGTTTTTTTTGAATCCGGGAGGTTCTGAGTATGGCTGGAACGGCGGGCAGATCAGGTCGTCGCCCCAAGCCGACGGCACGAAAAGAACTGGCAGGCAATCCGGGCAAGCGAAAACTGAACCGGGATGAGCCGGCTTTTACGCCCCTGTCCGGGGTTTCCCCGCCGGACTGGTTTAGGGAAAACGAATTGCCGCTGGCGGCGGTGATGTGGGAACTGACCAGTCAGGAATTGTGTGCACAGGGATTGCTTTGCGTCACCGATCTTGCCGTGCTGGAGCGCTGGTGTGTGGCGTATCAGTTCTGGCGCAAGGCGGTTATCAATATTGCCCAACAGGGTAACACGGTAACCGGGGGGACCGGGGGACCGATTAAAAACCCGGAACTGACCGCCAAAAAAGAACAGCAATCCGAAATGGACACGACCGGCTCCCTGCTGGGGTTAGATCCCAGCAGCCGTCAGCGCCTGATTGGGGCTGCGGGTCAGGCCAAAACCGACAATCCCTTTATGAGGATGATCTCATCATGAGCCGCAAATCTTATCTGAATGTCAATGCGGCGAACCAATATGCCCGTGATGTCGTGCGCGGCAAAATTGAAGTCGGTCGCTACGTCAGAGAGGCCTGTCAGCGGCATCTGGATAACCTGAATCAGGAAAAGGCGACATCGTTTAAGTACCGGTTCGATAAAGATCGGGCTGAACAGGCCGCCAAATTTATTCAATTGCTGCCCCACACCAAGGGGGAATGGGCGTTTAAACGCATGCCCATCACGCTGGAGCCGTGGCAGCTATTTATTGTGTGTTCCGTGTTTGGCTGGGTGCATAAGGGCAGCCGGTTGCGCCGCTTTCGGGAAGTCTACACCGAAATTCCCCGTAAAAATGGCAAGTCCGCGATTTCGGCGGGCGTGGCACTCTATTGCTTTACCTGTGATGACGAATTCGGCGCGGAAGTCTATTCCGGTGCCACAACCGAGAAACAGGCGTGGGAAGTCTTCCGGCCGGCGCGGTTGATGTGTAAGCGTACCCCGATGTTGGTTGAAGCATTCGGCATTGAAGTGAATGCGTCAAACTTAAACCGTCCGGCTGACGGGGCCCGGCTTGAGCCGCTGATCGGCAATCCCGGGGACGGGCAGTCGCCCAGTTGTGCCATTGTGGATGAATACCACGAGCATGACACTGATGACCTTTACACCACCATGCTCACGGGGATGGGGGCACGACGTCAGCCCCTGATGTGGGCGATCACCACGGCAGGTTACAACATTGAAGGCCCCTGTTATGACAAGCGCCGTGAAGTGTTAGAGATGCTGTCCGGCAATGTGCCCAACGAGGAGCTGTTCGGGGTGATTTACACCGTGGACGACGGGGACGACTGGACTTCGCCGGACGTACTGCGGAAAGCCAATCCGAATATGGGCGTGTCAATCTATGCGGATTTCCTGCTCAGTCAGCAGCAGCGCGCCCTGAATAATCCCCGGCTGGCCAGCGTCTTCAAAACCAAGCACCTGAATATCTGGGTGTCTGCCCGGGAGGCCTATTTCAATATGGTGAGCTGGAAGCAGTGTGAAGACACGACGCTCACCTTAGAGCAGTTTGAGGGCCAGCCCTGTTTTCTGGCGTTTGACCTTGCCCGTAAGCTGGACATGAACAGCATGGCGCGGCTTTTTGTCCGCGAGATTGACGGTAAGCGGCATTACTACAGTATTGCCCCGCGTTTTTGGGTGCCGTATGACAGCGTGTACAGCGTAGAGCAGACCGAGAACCGCCGCACCGCTGAACGTTTTAAGAAGTGGGTGGCGATGGATCTGCTGACCGTGACGGAGGGGGCCGAAGTGGATTACCGCTACATCCTTGAAGAAGCCAAACTCGCCGGTCACCTGAACCCGGTTAATGAGGCCCCGATTGATCCCTTCGGGGCCACCGGCTTATCTCACTCACTGGCGGACGAGGGCATTAACCCGGTCATTATTACCCAGAACTTCACCCACATGAGTGACCCGATGAAAGAGCTGGAGGCCGCCATCCAGTCCGGGCGCTTTCATCATGACGGCAATCCTATCCTGTCCTGGTGTATCAGCAATGTCGTCGGGAAAACCATGGGCGGGAATGATGACATTGTGCGCCCCATCAAGGAGCAAAAAGACAGCAAAATTGACGGGGCGGTCGCCCTGATTATGGCGATGGGCCGCGCCATCCTGCATGAAGAACCCGACTTTCTTTCCAACCTCGATCCGGATGACCTTTTAATGTTATGAAAAATTTACTGATTGATGGCGCTGCGCTGGCCGGCACCGGGGCGGTGTTGGCGGGCTGTTACCTTAAGTATGGGCTGGCAAACACCCTGATCATCGGGGGCGTTTTGTTGATTGCCTATGCCCTGACCGTCGCCCGCCGGAGGAAATATGCTGCTTGATGCGCTGTTCCGCAGTGAACCGCTGGAAAATCCCCGCACCCCGATCACGGCCGAGGCTGCCGACCATGACGGCCTGTTCAGTGCGGATGTGTATGTCAGCCCCGAAACGTCGATGAAACTGGCGGCGGTCTATGCCTGTATCTATGTGCTGTCCTCTTCGGTGGCGCAGATGCCGCTGCATGTCATGCGCAAGAACGGTAAGACCGTGGAAATGGCGCGGGATCACCCGGTGTTTTATCTGGTGCATGATGAGCCGAACGACTGGCAGACCAGTTACAAATGGCGGGAGCTGAAACAGCGCCATGTCCTCGGCTGGGGCAATGGCTACTCATGGGTGAGGCGTAACCGTCGCGGGGAAGTGACCACGCTGGAAGCCTGTATGCCGTGGGAAACGACCTTACTGAACACGGGCGGGCGCTACACCTACGGGGTGTATAACGAAGACGGCAGTTTTGCCATCAGCCCGGACGACATGATCCACATCCGGGCACTCGGTAATAACCGGAAAATGGGACTCAGTCCCATCCTGCAACATGCCGAAACCATCGGGATGGGCATGAGCGGACAGAAATACACCAGTGCCTTTTTTGGCGGGAATGCGCGTCCGGCGGGGATTGTCTCCGTTAAAGGGGAAGTCAATGATAAAGGCTGGGAGCGGCTTAAGCAGGTGTGGAAAAAAGCCGCCGCCGCCCTGCGCAGTGAGGAAAATAAAACCCTGCTACTGCCCGCAGAACTGGATTATCACGCCCTGACCGTGTCACCCGTGGATGCCCAGCTCATCGACATGCTGAAACTCAACCGCTCCATGATAGCGGGGCTGTTCAATGTGCCGGCCCACATGATTAATGACTTAGAGAAGGCGACGCTTTCCAATATTTCTGAACAGGCTATCCAGTTTGTCCGCCATACCGTGATGCCGTGGGTGGTGAACTGGGAGCAGGAACTGAATCGCCGGTTGTTTACCCGGCAGGAAAGGGCGGCGGGGTTTTATGTCCGTTTCAATCTGGCGGGACTCCTGCGCGGCACCCCGAAAGAGCGGGGTGAGTTTTACCACTTCGCCATTACGGATGGCTGGATGAGCCGCAATGAAGCCCGTGCCTTTGAGGACATGAACCCCGTGGACGGACTGGATGAAATGCTGGTGAGTGTCAACGCCGCCAATCTGCTTAACAACCCGGATCAACCCCATCCCAACCAGGAGGACAAACCCGATGAGTGACAGGGAAATGCGCTGTTACAGCGGTGAGGTGCGTACTGAAACCCCGGAGAACCAGCCGACGCGCATTGTCGGTTACGGCTCGGTGTTTAACAGCCGCTCAGAGCCGCTCTGGGGCTTTCGTGAAATCATCAAGCCCGGGGCCTTTGACGAGGTACTCCATGATGATGTGCGCGGGCTCTTTAACCATGATCCCAATTTTATTCTGGGACGCAGTGCCGCCGGGACATTAACCGTGTCCGTGGATGAACGCGGGCTGCAATACACCATTCAGGCCCCGGACACACAGACCATCCGCGATCTGGTGCTGGCTCCCATGCAGCGGGGGGACATTACCCAGTCTTCCTTTGCCTTTCGGGTCGCCCGTGACGGGGAACACTGGTACGAAGATGAGGAAGGCGTTGTCATCCGGGAAATCAGCCAGTTCTCCCGGCTGTTTGATGTGAGTCCGGTGACGTATCCGGCGTATCAGGAGGCCGATTCAGCCGTCCGTTCCTTGCAGGCTTGGCAGGAGGTGCGCCACAGCGGGGCACTCCGGCAGGCGATTAATCAAAAAATGGCGCGTGAGCGCATTCTGACGTTACTGAATATTTAGGATATGAGCATGAAATTACATGAACTGAAACAACGCCGTAACACCATTGCGGCGGAAATGCGTACCCTGCATGACACAATCGGGGATGCCGCGTGGACGGACGAGCAGCGCACCGAATGGAACAAGGCCAAAACCGAGCTGGACAGCATTGATGCCCAAATCCAGCGCGAAGACGAATTGCGTCACCTCGACCAGCAGCTGGTTAATCAGACTGAGCCTGAACAGCGGGGTCATCCTGCCACGCCTGAAGCGGCGCTGGCTGAAAAACGGGCGGCGTCTTTCGACAAATACCTGCGTCACGGATGGGGTGAAATGACTCCCGAAGAGCGGCAGGCATTACGTGAACTGCGGGCACAGGGCACCACCCCGGATGAAAAAGGCGGTTACACCGTCCCGGTTCAGATGCTGAACAAGGTGGTCGAGGCCATGAAAGCGTACGGCGGCATTGCCAGCGTGGCGCAAATCCTCAGCACTTCCACCGGGCAGACCATCGAATGGGCGACGGCGGACGGCACGGCGGAAGAGGGCGAGCTGCTGGGTGAAAACACGGCGGCCAGCGAAGAAGATACGCTGTTCGGCACCGAGTCACTGGGGGCGAAGAAACTGTCGTCCAAAATCATCAGGGTGTCCAATGAGCTGTTGCTGGACTCCGGTATTGATATGGAAGCCTATCTGGCCGCCCGTATTGCCCAGCGCATCGGACGCGGTGAGGCCAAATATCTGGTGAAAGGCACCGGGACAGGCAGTCCGCAACAGCCCAAAGGTCTGGAAACCTCGGTCACGGGCACGGTAGACGCGGCCACCAAGTTTAGCTGGAAAGACATGAACAGCCTGAAACATGCCCTTGACCCCGCCTACCGCAATACGGGGACGTTCCGCTGGGCGTTCAATGACAGCACACTGAAAGTCATCACCGAAATGGAGGATGCCCAGAACCGCCCGCTGTGGTTGCCCGAGATTGCCGGGGTGGTGCCTTCCACGGTATTGGGGGTGCCTTACGTGATTGATCAGGCGATTGCCGACATGGGGGCGGGCAATAAGTTCATCTATTGTGGGGACTTTAACCGCTTTATTGTCCGCCGTGTCACTTACATGACCCTGAAACGGCTGGTTGAGCGTTATGCGGAACATGACCAGACCGCGTTTCTGGCCTTCCACCGTTTCGACTGCATTCTGGAAGACACGGCGGCCATCAAGGCGCTGGTCGGCAAGGGTACAGCGTCAGCGGCGTAATTCCCTGTGATGACACTCACGCCGCGTAAAGCGGTTTTTTTGTGCCTGCGATCGGTCAGGGTCGCAGGTGTCAGGAGGCAAGATGCCTTTTCCCACCGTGGACAAACTCAGACAGCAATGCCGTATCGACAGCAACCATGACGCGGAAGATAGTTTGCTGAACACTTACGCCCGTGCTGCCATCCGGCGGGCAGAAAATTACCTGAACCGCCGTCTTTATGAAGAAGCCGTGCCGGACACTGACCCCGACGGATTGTTTGTTTCGGACGATGTGGAACTGGCGATCATGCTGACGGTGGGCTACTGGTATGAAAACCGCGAGGCGCAGACCTTACCCGCGGGCTTCAAGGCCTTGCTGGAGCCTTACCGTTATATTCCCTTGTAGGAGGTCATCATGAAGGCAGGTTCACTGCGCCATCGTATTAAACTATTTCGCCCTGTTGTGACACGGGATGATTATGGGACGGAAACCGTGACATCCGAGTATGTCAGCGAAACGTGGGCACGGGCGGAAGCGATGTCCAACCGCAAAATCCGTACCGCCGATCAGCAACAGGTGATTGAAGTACAGCAGTTTACGGTCAGGCCAAGAGTGGATATTGACACCAATTGGCTGGTTGAGCATCAGGGGCGGCTCTTTACGGTGCGCACGGTAGACCGCAACCTGCGTGACCGCGCCATTATCACTACGGAGGCGGATGTGCGTCATGATAGAGCGTGAACTCAAAGCCGATTTAGAGCGGTTAACGCTATTGCCCGTTTATCCGCTGATACTCCCGTCCACAGTGCGGGAGGGGATCACTTACCAGCGTATCAGTGACCCGAAATTCAATACCGGACTGGCGGCGACGCGATTGGTCGAAGCCCGTTTTCAGATAGGCATTATTACCCTGAATGATTACACGAAGGCGATGAAACTGGAGCAAAAAATCCGTTCCGCGTGGGAGTCCGTCCGGCATGGCACTATCGGGAAGTATCCGGTGCAGACAGTGACGCGCGGGACGCTGCATCAGGCGATGGAAGAGCTGACCGAAAATCAGAAACGTTACCGTATTACCCGTGACTTCATTATCACCTATGCGGAGGTGCCCGATGATTAGCACCAATCTCTCCGGCCTTGAAGAACTGGGGCGCAAGTTACAGGCACTGGAAACTGACCTCCAGACTCAAATTTTGCGCAAAGCCGGGAAAGCCGCGATGGAAATCGTGAAAGAAGACATGATCGCCCATGCCGGGTATGACAAAAAGGCCAAAGGGCCACATCTGCGGGACAACATTAAGATCCGTTCGGCCAAGTCCAGGAAGTACAAGGGCGGGGTGATGATCACCGTGGGTCCCGACAAAGCTCACCGGATGAAAGCATTAGCGCAGGAAATGGGGACGATTAAGCAAGTCCCCAAACCGTTTATTCGTCCGGCGCTGGACTACAACCAATCCGCCGTTTTAAAGGTGCTCGCGGCAGAAATCCGCGCGGCCCTGTCCGTTTACAGTCAATAACCCTTATTGGAGTCACACACCATGACAACATCATCACCCGAATATGCCGTCCTGCCTGTGGGTACGGTTGTGAAATTCGGCAAGCCCGGCGATACCGTTGATCAGATGAAATCCCTGATTAACTGTAAGGCACTGGGCGCGACGGGGCTTTCAGGCGGTTTTATCGACTGCACCACGCTGATAGACACCAACAAACAATTTATTTCCGATATGCCGGAAGGCCCCGAGAAATCACTGGGGTTCATTGATGATCCTGAAAACGTCGATTTTACGGCGTTCCTGAATGCCGCCCAGCGCCGCGAAACCGTCCAGTTTTACATTGGCCTGCCGAACAAGCGCACGGCGACTATGATTTTGGCGCTCTCCGGCTGGGAAATGAACGACATCAACGCGCCTGCCAGTGAAGTAATTCAAATCACGGTCAAGGGCAAACAAAACAACCTCGTCTGGGGTGTCGCCACCACCATCACTAAAGGACATGAATCATGAAAAATCTGAAAGCCGCCCTGTTAGCCCCACGCTCCCACGTGAAAGCGGTGGAGATTTTCGGTACCGCCGTCAATCTTCGCCGTATGACCGCCACTGAATTGATGGATCTGGAAGAAGCGGTGGAAAAACTCAGTGAGGCCGGCAAGGGCCGTGAAGCCTCCCGCCTGAATGTCCAGATTGTGCTGGATTGTCTGGTGGATGACAAAGGCAAGCCGATCCCGGCCGGGGATTTACCGACAGCCGAAGAGCTGATGGATGCCCACGATAACGCCACGATTATTGCGGCGATTAATCTGGTGAAACGGCATTCCATCGGTACGCTGGAGGAGGCCGAAAAAAACTAACCCGGTCGCCGCTGCTGCATTTTGCGTTTACCCTCGCAGAGCAGCTCGGCGAAATAGACCCCTATCGCATCCTGTCCCTGCCCGCGTCCACGCTCAATGAGTGGCAGGCGTATTACCGGCTGAAAAACCGAACACGCCCGGGTGAAGCCCCGCCTGTTTCCGTCCCGGCTCCCCGCGATACCGAACAGGCGCAGTGTGATGCGGTCATGAAATTATTAGGTTAAATTATGGCGAATTTATCGACGTTAACCGTTGGCCTGCTGGTCAATGCCGTCTCGTTCAGGTCTCAGATTACGGAGGCCTACCGTCACGCCGGACGGGAATCGGAAAAATTTTCCGGTAAGGCGAAGTCTGACGCGAAGAAGGCAGAGTCGGCTTACCACTCGCTGGGCAAGTCGATTAAATCCGTGGGCGGTCAGTTGGCGCTGCTGTCCGGGGTGGGCTTTTCGCTGGGGTCTATTATCAATACTACCCGTAAATACGGACAGGCGCTCTCTGATCTGTCCGCCATTACGGGGGCGACAGGCGCGCAGTTGAAGAGACTGGATGAAGCCGCCCAGCAGCTCGGCAGAACCACGGAATTCGGGGCAACCCGGATTGCCACCGCGCTGAAACTGATGGCCTCTGCCAAGCCGGAACTGCTGAAAAGCACGGAGGCATTGATACAGGCGACGGAGAAGTCGGTAATTCTGGCGCAGGCCTCCGGGATTGATCTGCCTAAAGCCACTAACGCGCTGGCACTTTCCCTGAATCAGTTTGGTGCCTCAGCAGAACAGGCCGATCGTTATATCAACGTATTGGCGGCAGGGGCGAAATACGGTTCATCCGAAATCAATGAAACCGCACAGGCCATTAAAAACGGCGGCACAATGGCGGCGCAGGCCTCGGTCAGTTTTGAAGAGCTGAATGCCGTAATTCAGATACTGGCCGCCGGGGGGATCAAAGGTGCAGAGGCGGGTACGGCCATCCGTAACGTCATACTGGCACTGGAGAAATCCACGGATAAAAAACTCAAGCCGTCTGTGGTGGGCTTGGGGGCGGCACTGGATCACCTGAAAAGCAAGAAGCTGTCCACGGCAGAGGCGGCCAAATTGTTCGGGCGCGCCAATGTCAGCGCGGCTTCAAAATTAGTGGTGGGCAGAGGCAAGCTGGAGGAGCTAAAACAGTCACTGACCGGAACGCAGGTGGCGTATGAACAGGCCTCGGCCCGGGCCAATAACCTCAGTGCCGATCTGGATGTTTTAAGCAGCGCCTTTGAAGGACTGGCGGTTAAGGTTGGGGGCAGTGCAGATGGCCCTTTGCGCTCAGGTATTCAGGGGGCAACGAGTGCCATCAATGGCCTGTCAGAAAACTTCAATATGGTGGCTACCGTTGCCCTGCATACCCTAATCCCTGTTATGGCGACCAAGCTGACAGCGGGGTTACGGGAAAATATCAGCGCATGGAAAGCTACTGAAAAAGTCACCCGTGATGCCGCTAAACAGCAGGCAGAAACCGCTAAGCGCACTATTGAATCCGCCAGGGCAGAGCGTGAGCGAGCTGTCCAGCAAAACCGCTGGATGGCCACGCAAAGTGTGATCAATAAGCAGAATGGCGTTTATGTTAATTATCAAAAGGATTATATCGCCAATAGCCGTAAAATCAGGGAATCAATTATTACGGAAACCTCGGCAAAAAATCAACTGACGGAGGCTAACCGTAAATTATCCTATTCGACTCGTCTTGTGTCGGGCGCTGCGGCGGGAGCCAGAGGCGCGCTTGCCATGGTTGGCGGCCCGTTCGGCGCCGCAATGCTGGCAGGTTCAGCTTTGTATGCCTTATATAACCACAGTATCAGCGCGAAAGATGGACTAGAACAACTAAAAGACACGACGATTGAAACTGTTGCAGAGTTGCAGAAGCTTTCCAAGGTAAAAATTGAAATTCAAATGGATAAAATTACGGAGGAATTAGACGAACTTGGTGAGCAACGAAAAGAAATTGTTCGAAAATTAAACTTAAGAAAATATTCCGACCTCTATATTAACACATTAAAGAAAGGGTATTTATTCTCAGCTGATCCTAAAAAATTGGAAAAAGAGAAACGTGAATTTCTCAGTCAATTGGAGGATGCTGATGCGAAGATTGAAGCTCGAAATAAAAGGATGGCACGCCATAAGGAAGCTATATCTACAGGACAGCTTGACGTACCGTCTCCTCCCCCTAAACCCGAAGACGGTAACAACAATCCATGGACAGGAGAAGGAACGGGCGGCAATGATAAAGGCGATAAAAAAGGGAAGCAGGCTCTTAATCAGTATCAGCAATTACGCAAGGAAATTGAGCAAGCCCACACGACCAGCTTAGGGCGCATTATTCTCAGTGAACGAGAAATTCAGGGGAAACTCATTGAAGTCGGTAAATCAGGCTTGGTCTCTCAGAATGAATTATTACGCTTAAAAAACCTCAATGCCGAAAACCATCAGAAGCAACGTATAGAACTGGCCGAGAAATACGCCCCGGCAAAAGCCCTTACCCGTCAGGAAAAAGAAGCCAGTCAGGAACTCAAAGCTATTTATGACGCCCGGCTACTGACCGAGCAGGAATACCTGTCAGCCAGTAAAACGTTGTACCAGACTTCGGTCAAAGAAAAACTAGCGGAACAGGCGAAAGGGCTGGCGGCTCCCCGTCTTGATATGGCAGGGGGAGTTGATCCTGTCATTCAGCTGCAAAACCAGCTCACCCAGCAAACCGCGCTGTACGATGCCTATTATCGTAATGGGCTTATCAGCAAAGAGCGCCATGAAGCGTTGGTGGCTGCGGCTACCCATAAATCCAAGGAATCGCAGTTTGCGGCTTCTAAGGAACTTTATGCTTCTCAGGGTGACTTTCAGGCCATGCAAATGAACCTGCTGGATGTGGTAGAGCAACGCACGGGTAACGCCTTAACCGGGATGCTGATGGGTACAAAGTCATTCTCTGAATCCATGAAAGAACTGTCGGCATCACTGGCGCAATCCATCATTCAGGATCTGGTTCGCATTGCGATGCAGGCACTGATCACCAAGGCGGTCTCGGGGTTTTTCGGTGGCGCGGGGGGCGGAAGTGCAACGCTGGCGAACGGTCAGGCTGTGCCGATGCTGCCCCAGAATATCAGCACGTTCGCTAAAGGGGGCGCGCTTTCCTCTCCGGGTCTCAGTGCTTACAGTGGGCAGGTTGTGAGTAACCCCACCTTATTTAAATTTGCGCATGGAGCGGGGTTGATGGGGGAGGCGGGGCCAGAGGCTATTCTGCCATTAAAACGGGGGCCTGATGGTGCTCTCGGTGTTCGTGCAGCAGGCGGCACGGGTAATCAAACGACCATCAAGGTTGATATCGTAGTGCATCCAGATAAGAACAGTGAAGTGAAAACAACCCGCGGATTTGAATCAGCGGGGAAGGATATTGCGAAATTTGTCGATCAGCGATTCAAATCATTACTGCATAAAAGTTTAGGTCAGGGCGGTGATTTAAATGTGGCCATCAAAGGAGGCAGAAGATGATAAAAACATTCGATTTTCCCGCACGGGTGGGTGCCGCTGGCGAGTTTGAACCCGTGGTGCGTTCCGTTCAGTTCGGTGATGGGTATAAGCAAACATCAGGCGATGGGATCAACTCACAGCGGGAGAGCTGGCCTTTGTCATTTGTGGGTGCCCTGCCAGAAATAGAGCCCATCATGGCTTTTCTGCGGGAGCATCAGGGCTGGCGTTCGTTTAAATGGCGCAATCCGTTATCTGAGCTGGGACTGTATCAGGCCGGAAAATTCAATATACAGGCCAACGGGGCTTATTTCACTTTATCCGTCACGTTCACCCGCGTTTATCATCCGTAGAAGGTTTATCTATGACAATCAATGCCACTCTCCAGCGTCTTGCGCCGGGGGATAAGATTCTATTGTTTGTTGTTGATGGCTCGGCCTTTGGTGGGCCAGAACTGTATTTT